GCCATGCACCATGTCGAGACTCTTCTTCTTGGTGAAGAGCTCCGCCTTATTCTCCATTGCATACACCTGCAGGGTCTCGAAGGCGGTTTCCTTGATGCCGTCCAACTCGGCCAACTTGTCGGCCTGTTTCTCACGTATCTTGGCACATTGCAGTTCAATGTCTGCCAGGATCTTTGCACTTTGGGCATCAGCCTTTGCATAGTTTGCGAATGCCTCGTCAGCAGCCTCTCTCGTCACGCCACTGATAATTGTCTTCTTTTCTCTCTTTGCCATGTCGGTAAGTTTTTAATCGGTTTATAAATTGTTATTAGCATACTGCTGTATTTCCATTCATTGGGAGCACATAACAAGCCTCTTCCGCTTGATGTGTCTCTGCTTTCTGCTTGAGTCCTCCTTTGCGCTGGATGGAGCGGAGTTTCACGGCAAGCGCATCCAACTCCTCATTCTTCAGTCTCGCAAAGGGCTTCCCGGCTATACGCTGGTCTTGGCAAAAGGCATTGATGCGGTTCCAGTCCGTGGTGTCGATACCCATCTGCTGCATCAGCTTCAAGCAAGCGCTGCGCTTTTTCTTCTGGTCGTTACGAATACCCGTAATGCGCTCCATTGCATCACAACAAGCATCGTACTCCGTTCGGGTCATCTCGCGCAGGCTGTCGGTACGATTCCACGTCCATTGTCTCACGAGATCGCGCTTCATCCCTTCACGATCACCACTGCAAGGCATACGGTTGAAAGCTGCGTAAAAGCGTGCAAAATTGTTTACTTCTTGTGCCATATCAATACTATTTGCTTGGTTTCCACTCGACGGTAATTATCGCATCCACTTGTCCGCTACCGCCACATACGGGGCAAGGGGTTGGCTCTTCGTCTCGATCACGATAAGGGCTGCTGAAATGTCCCACACCATGGCAATAACCGCACAGGTGCCCCGGACTGGTATGCATCTCCTTCGTCATATCACAACTTGGTGGCCGAAGTTCCAAGGTTCGCTTCACTCTACTCATCGCTCGGGTCCTCCATGAAATACTCCATTTTCAAAGCGTTCTCACTCTCCACCCGAAGCCTGCGGCTTACCTCATCGAGGATGGTGTATTGGTCGCAGTGTCCGTAGTGTCTGACCTCATCCATTGCCTGGTCGATAATCTTCTCTACTGTCTCTTCCATAGCCTCACTCTTTTATATCCACCTGCAACTCGGCCAATTCTTCTGCACGAACGAGGCAAACATCACGTCATTCGTCTCTATCACTACATGACCTCGGGTCTTGGCTCTACGAACGCGCACATCGCTCTGTATATCGCGCTCGGCCCACTCATCAATGATGCTGTGTGCTTCATGTTTCTTCACCAGCAATCTGAATGTCTCTGTTCCTTTGTACTCACTCATAATCTCATACTATTTCAAATTGAACACTAAAATTATACTCTTCTCTCAGTCGCCTTATCTGCACCACCTTGTCAGGATTCTCACCGTAGGGAAAACTTATCTCCCGTCCTCGGGTATTGCATCGCACGCCCTTCTTGCGCAAGCGGTACAAGAGGTTAGCCCGGCGTTTTAGTCTCTTCTCCATCGCCCAACGTATTGTGTATTTCCACCTCTTTCTCTTCCCAAATGCTATAATAAGCACCAACCTGGCCTGCATATCGTCCTTGACAATAGGCACGATAGCCTTGCGTACGGACTTTCACACCAGCCTTGTATTTCAAGCGGATGGCAGGTTTACCGAGTGGCTTACCCTTGTCCTCCTGACTGATAAAGATGAAGGTCTTCTTCGGGAAGCGGTCAATAAGCGCTGCCGTGAGGTTGTAGTCCCAACCTGCCTCGAATGCAAACTGATAACTGTCTACGATGACAAACTTGGCACTCTTGGGTCGCGCCAGGCGATTGCCCAAGTCCTCTATATCACCATCGGTAATGATACGGAAGGCACCCTGCACCTCACTCATCTTGAAACGCTCCAGACGCTTCTGCATCGACAGACCCACACCCTCCTCGAGAGAGACATACAACACACTGCCAATACCACAAAGCATCTTGGCGAGTTGCATCACAAACGAACTCTTGCCACTGGCACTGGGCCCGGTAACGAACCAAGTGTCTCCCTGCTCGGGTTCACCGAACACCTCTTTCCACTTGCCCGTAAACGGCAGCACCTTGTGATTGATGCCAGCAACATCCTTGGGGCTATATGCTCTCTTTGCCATCTCTTACCTCCCTTTTACATAACACCACCCAAGTAAGCCTTTGAATGGAAGTCCTATACAATGAATCGTTCTCCAAACACCGAAGTTCCCCTCATCGTCTATCTCACCATCACACCATCCCGTATAGACTCTGCCATTCATCATCACAAAGTGCGCTTCTCGGTTCTTGTCTATGTCATTCAGTTGCTCCGAAGACTTCAACACACGACTGCGTCCATTTTGGAACTTCACCTTTATCTTCATACTTACGCCATTTTTAGTTTCTCGATCTCGGTATACACACGACGGAGGCCACCGCTGGTCTTGCGCACAAGGGCAGCGATATCCGTTCCCTCAGGGGCATTCACGCGAGCCACGGCATCAGCCTGGTCCCTCAGGAACTTCTCGCGCTCCTTGCCATCATCGGGAGTCACCTTACTGTAGCGGTCACCATATCGGCTGAGCATCTCTGTATAGCCGACCTTCTTACATTCAATGGAGCGGTTTATCTTCGCCTTCAATCCGTCGGCACCCATCATATACCAGGCGCAGCAGCGCTCGGTAGCATTCCACATCGCCTTAAGTTCAAGGAATGCATCATACTGCAAGTCACCAGCCTCATCAAGAATCACAAGAGGAGTATCGATAGAGCGCAGATAGTACACCAGATCCTCATACACATCGCAGTAGCGACCATTGCCACCCACACCGAACTCGGTGGCTATTCTACGCACCAGCTTCTGCTTGCTCTTCACTTGCGAGCAGTCTATGTATATGGCATTGGGATGGCACTTTACATAGTAGCGTGCCGTGAATGTCTTCCCGATGTTGGGAATGTCACAGAGGATGGCGCTCAACCCACTCTTCTGGCAAGCCTCCAATTGGGTACTGATAAAGTCGAACGTTGCAGTACGAGCCGCTTTCCATTCGATACCTCCGCGCAGATCCACGCCCAAACGACGGGCAATGGTTATCCAGTTGGCCTCGCTCAGTGCCTTCTCGGTCTGACCGTTCTTGATTGCACTGTATACCGAAGTAGAGATACCCAACGAAGCAGCGTGCTTCGCATCACTCGGGTAGTTGCTGCGGTTGGCGGCTATAGCGCCAAGTATCCGCTGTTTTTGTTCTGTCGTAATCATCTCACTTATGTTTTTATGTTATTTGAATAGTATTCTAAAGCGATTCCAATGCCCCAGGTACATGGTAGGTCACCATTGACATCGTGTCATCCTCTTCGAGTGCAGGCAACTCATAACCGGCAGCCTCATCAAGGAGTTCTGTCCCGTATCTCTTGCGCTCCACGCCTACAGCCTCCACCTTGTGCTCCTTCACGTAACTATTGAATCGGGCTATCTTCTTGCGCTGCTCCACGAATATCTCACGGTCCTCATCGGTCTGCTCCACATCGGCAGTGTTGAACGTACCCACATCCTCGAGGCGGTCAATGAGCTTCCCGTTTTGGTAGATATACACATCAGTCACCTCACCCTCATCATTGGTCAGCAGGTAGGCATCCACCTTGCGGTTGTTCGGAGCCAAGCGCTCTATCACCTTCGTGTCGCTCAACCACCAGTCCTTATAACCCACACGGCAATAACTGTTGCGTCTGATACTGGTCTCCACATGCTCACCGATGAAGCGTGCCCATTCGGCTTTGTTCATAGGTTTCAGCGTCGGGTTCATGTTGTTCTCAAGCACCTGCCAACGGGTCATACCCGGATACTTCTTCTGGTTAGGGTGAAGCGAATTGTTAAACTCCATCACATCACGCGCATCGTCGGCAATCAGTTCCTCCCAAGAGTAGTACTGCTTATCCTCGTAGGTGTCGTTCAACTCATCAAACACCTTCTTCGACTCCGTACGGTAGGCACGGCTCTTGGCATAGAAACGACCAATACCGAGGTGGTTCTTATGTTCGATGCTGCGCTTCTTGGCACCGTTGAGCGGTTCGGCATACTTCTCCTGAGAGTTCATCGGCGCACAGAATCGCACATAGGGGAACAAGTTCCCAGCCTTCAGGAAACTATCCCTCCATTGACTCATCAAGTGATTCTCCACCTCAACCTGAGCAGGGCAGCCCCACCCATGACGCTCGATCAAGCGGAACATCGATAGGAAACACTCTGTCACCAGGTCCACATTCTTCTTGCGGTTGTAGGCAAAGCCCACCACACACTGGCTCGCCACGTCGTAGGCGTAGTATGCTTTCGGGCGAGCCTTCGTATCGCGCAATTTACGAGGGAGGTCACGGTCATCAAACGAAATCTTCGAGAACGAGAACTCGGGAGCATGGCGGTGCATGTGAGGCATCACCTCGTGCATGAAGGTCGTGTATGACATGTGTTCCTGGTCTATCAATACGCGGTTCTTGGGGCTGTTCAGGATATTACAGATAGTGCTCTCGCTGAGCGCCAACGGATCACCATGCTTGTCCGTATAGTCTTCGGGGTTGAAGAGTTCGCCCGTCTTGGGGTCCCATACATCCAGTTCCCCACACACAAACGCATTATACATTTCCCACACGCTCGTATTGTAGGGCTTGTTGGGCTGCACCGCTATGGCCACAATCAGACGCTCAGTCTTGAAGTCCACCTTACGGCTACATTGGTTGCCAAACTTGCCGCTTATCAGGCAAGCATACCCCTCACGCTGATACTCCACCACCTTCTTACGGAAACGAAGCGTACTCGCAGGTAATGTATGCCCGGTCTTCATGCGGTATCCCTCAATAGCCTTCGACATCATGTTCCAGTCATACCTCTGCCCCATGGTCTTGTTTATCGCTTTGGCATTATTGTAGAGCCTGATACATGCATTCAGCACACTCGCATTCGTTACATACTCCGTCACATGATCATCCTTCACATGCTCCGAGGCGTGCTTGCTCTTCCAATCCGTAAAGTACTCCACAGCAAGAGGGTCCACCTCATAGTTCGCATCGAGCCACGCCATCAAAACCGCCATAGAGGGGTCGGGAGATAGCGCACGAGCCTTTTCAAGGTACACATCAGGAAGGCTACTCAACACGACAAGGGCATAATTTTGACTTGACCCACCACCACGGCGAGCAACATCAATACGTCCACGCGCTGCCAACTGCTTATAGTTGCTTTGTGTCATCACACCGCCATCTACAAGCTCACGCGCTGATATACATAATTGACCCTTGTAGTATTCCATACCCACCAATTATAGGCTTGCAGCCAAAAGTTCCACCTCTTGTTGTATCTTCATAAAACTGACAATATCACCAGCTGCACCAGTACGATCCATGGCATCGTCAACATATACGGCATACATGTTCGTAGCCCTTGTATAGACCAACTTCACGCGGCGGCCAAAGCGCTGTGTCATGGTTCCTTCCACCTCTTCATAAGTGGTTTCGGCCTCAGGCACACCCACCAACTCACCGCCACGCTGCAAAGCCAAATGGCGTATCTTACGCGACTTGTCGCTGTCCGACTTAAAGGTCAACGACTTCCACACCGTAACACGGCTGCAACCGAAAGCCTTCATCAAGAACTGACGGCACTCATCATTTACTACAATCTGCTTTTCCATTGTCCCACCTGTTTTATTGTTTCTCCATTTCTTCAATCTCACTCAAGGTAACCGCACATAACGAACGCATCGTCTGCTTCACCTCAAGGTCAAGCA